CTTTCGTCTGGGAATGGATCGTTGTCGATGTAGTCAGTGCCCTGCGTCAGTCCAAGACTTCTTTTTATAACGACTGTGACATTGCTAGCCGGAGCGGTTACGAAGGTCACATTCCCGCCGCCGTCTGTGCCTACGCCAGAAACTGTGTAATCTGTTGTAAGTGTTTTTACAGTTTCTGTGCCATTAGATGCGCGCTCGATGACCCGAAGGTCAGCAGCTGCGAATATCTTAAAAGTATAGGCAAAAACGGTTTGGCTGCCGTCCCCGGAATAACTTACTTTTGTAGTGGTGGATGATACACTCATTTAATTATCCCCATATCTTTTAAGATGCCTCGTTCATTGAATATCCTTGCCAGTTCCTCGTTACCGTCTTTTGCTAACAGCCGGGGCAATGCTGCCTTATAGAAACGATCCTCAGCATTTTGAATCATTCTTGTTTTTACATCATCATCAGCGTCCAAATACCGGGGCTGTATGGTCAGCACTTTTAAATAATCCCGAAACGCATACTCGCCGCCAGCTGTTGTTGTCTTGCCGCCAGCTGTAATGACCAGCGGCAAAATAACGTCATTTTTGGCAATTCTAGACAGTTCGCCCTGATTGATTTTGTCGAGCTTTACGCCGCGTATCGCTTTTTTCTTTTCAGTCAACGGTGCGCCTAGCCTGATTAGCTCTTGATGAAAAGGCTCAACTTCCTCACCAAACGACATTTTAAAGGGCGTTACGCTGTTCCAAATTGCTTGATTAGGATTCACGTCAAACGGTACGCCGCGCTCTTTTTGATTGCCCAGCATGTCATACTGATATGCAAAGTTTTCGATTTGCTCATTGACATAAGGCGTATTCATCAGCTGCACGTTCCAGCCATAAGACACAGTGTCATAGAAAAACTGGGCGCCGGGTATGTCGGACACTTTTTTAGGAGTGCCAACTAGCGAATATGGTATCTCAGGAAACGGGTTATCTGTGTTTAAAGATTCGTTATATATTACCTGCACATCATCTACTGTGTAATATTTTAAAGGGCTTTCCACTGTGCGCTTTGCTGTGTTGTCGAGCCTGTCCACGTTCCTGACAACGCTGCTAAACGGCACCGGGGCAACACCAGCTGTCCCGCCAAGAAAGCCGTCAGTGACAATTGTCGGGTCATTATATTGCATTGCTGCAAACACATCGCCGACACCCTGCAGCATTGGCAAATCTCTAAAATAATCAACAGTAGCTACAGCGCCAGCTGTAAAAAGATTCATGCGGTCTTCTGGGTTATAGAACATTGTTTGATATTGGGCTGTACTAGCAGCAATACCCAGCAATGCGCTAACTGGCTCTAAACCCTGATAGCTAACATAATTTAGCTTACCATTAGGCAGCCCCTGTTCATTGTATATTGGCAGCGGGTCACCATCTTCATCAACAGGCCAGCCCTCGCCACGAAACACCAAGCTATATGGCTGCCACTTTGGCGGCAACATTCGGCGAACTTGTTCATCCCTTGGCATAGAGCCCGTAAGGCGCCCCTCAATAGATAAACTATGCAGCTGGGCTAATGTAGCCGTTCCCAAAGCAAGACGCCCCATAGCGCGCTGCTGCGCCCGTGCACCGTTATTGCCAAGCAGGTTATTTCGTATTGTACTGTTTGGATTGAGCATTGATGCACCAACAATCAGCGGGTGACTTTCGCCTACCCGGCGCATTGCGTTTGTCGGCGCTTTGGCAAACGGCATTAGCAATTTGCCCAAGAAATTTGCGCGAAGCTTTGAAGTGCCACCGCCAAGCAGCCCATCGCCCAAATCATCAGTCAATGTAACATACCTAGACGCATGATCCATTTGCTCATTAACAAACTTTGGATCGAGCAAGACCATCATTGCATCATCTAAGGCTTCGGGCTCTGTGCGGCCAGCTGCTGTTGAACGCCGGGCTGTTCTTATAGACTGTTCGTATAGTTCGCCCCGGCTAGAAATCACGCGCCAATAATCGTCAGCCGCCATCAGGGCTCTGCCCGGCAATCTAATTACTCTGCCTAACTGGTCAACAGCTTTTCCAGCTGTGCCAGCTATATTTAAATTTTCACTGTCGATAGCGCGCAGGTTTGCTGACTCCACTTTGTTCAGCTGATCAGCTGGCACCTCTTCTCTAAAGGTTTTTGCAGCAACAACCCACGCATCACGAAATGCCTGATTATACCCAGCTATTCGGGCAAACACATCTTCATAATGCATTCCTTCAGCAGTCGGCTCTTTACCAACTACTTTTTGCCCCGCTCTGATGACAGTACCAAAGCTAGCCCCAGTTAGGTCTGCAAGTACGTTATATCCCATGAAAATCGGCGTAGCCACGGCGTTTTTGATGTGAGTAGGGAAGTAAGACAAAAGCCCATTTATATAGACTTCCATCCAAACGCCTTCAATCTTTTTACCCCATGAGCCAAAAACATATTTATTAGCACCGGGCTGGCCACCTTCTTTTAGTGCGTCCAAATATCCAGCTGCCATTTTCTTGGCAAGGTTACCGCCTCCACTTTCATTTAACAAAGCTGTGAGCGCTTCATCTGGCACTGTTGTGCCAGCTGGGATTTTAAAAGCCTGCAGCGCTCTAGCTATTTCTGTTTGCGCGCCCTTAGCTTTCATTTGAGTGCCAGCATGAATAGACATCTGCCGCCGGAAATCTACAAGCATCTGTGGGCTGCCTTCGCCTGCCTGTATCCGCTTTGCCATGTCTTCTAGCCGGGTAGCTGAACGCTGCAACAAAATACGAACAGCTGTCATTTGCTCTGCATTTAGCGTGTCACCAGCTTTTAAACGCAGTGTCTTTTTCGTAAGCCCAACTTCATCAGCTAGCAGCTGGTCAGCTGCAGCCAATGTTTCGTTGTTTGTTTTAATACCGCGCTTTTGTGCTTCGGTGGGCTTTGCTATAATCTCAGAGGTTGCGTTGATGACGCGGTTTATGTCCTCGCCACCCTCGAATTTATCAAAGTTAAAATCAATGCCTACGCCGTCATCAACCATGCCCGGCTGAGTAATCATGGTAATCAGGTCTTCTGCGTCACCCTCATCAGCTAGCCCGGTGCTAAATCCTCGCCGTGCCTTTTCTGCTGTTTGAGCCACTTGCTCATTAGGCGCTAATTCTGGCTGTGCTGAAACAGCCACATCCTCGCCCAACTCATCTAGCTCTCTTGTTGTTGGCGTTTGGATTGCTTGCCCAGCGTCACCGCCAGCATCCATGAAACGCTGCCTGCCCTCTTCAGACAGGGCGTCTTGTGACAGGCGTTCTTGGGTTTGTTGAACGGTTGTGCCTTCTGGCATAACACTTTCGGTAACAGGCTCAGGAACGCGCCCGGCAACACCCTCTTCGAGCTTGTCTACAGATCTGCCCGGCGCTGCTGTTTTGCCACCACGCAAAATGATAGACAAAGCGTTAGCGTTTTGAATGCCCTCATCTACGCCGGGCTGTGAATCGGCCATGCGCCGCACCCCGCCAGACTGTACAGCCTGCGCTACTTGTTGTCCCGGTGTTGCCATGAAATTCCTCAACAAAAAAGGGCGCCGCATGGCGCCCTAAGCATATATAGATACTACTCGATTTTCGGTGCTTTGGCTACCGTGATTTATTATCAGCTGTTTTGGTTTCAGCCGTTTCAGTTGCCTTCGGCTTTGTCGAGAAGTTGTCCGAAGAAGTTCTCAAGTTGTTGGCGGTTAGAATCGAGTACCCCGACCCCTGATTCCGCATTTTCTCCGGACTGTCCACTAAAGTAACTTTTGTAACTGCCACCGCTAGGATCCTCCGTCCAATCATTACGCAACTTGGTCAGGTCGGCTTCCATTACGTCTACCGAAACATCCAGGCCAAGCCCATCAGTTATATCAGATAATTTGTTATTTGCAAAATCCAGTATGTATTCTTGCGCTTTTGCCTTGCTCAATGGGCTCTGTTTAATGGCCGTATCATCAATAAGAATACGGATACCTGGCTTGCCTTCAATAACAATTGGCTGATAGCCCCGGAACAAACCGTTGGGCTCTTCGCCGATAATGCCGTCAAACAGCTGGGTCAGCATATCGCCTTCGCGCAGCTGATTGCCATTGTCCTGGATGATATCAACCGCAAAATGTTTCGGGTTTTTAGTTATTGTTTTGGGTGCGTTTATCCATA